TAGATGTATGCAGTACATTACATGAGATCGGGAACTTGCTGTGGATTAGACGCTATGGCTACAAAACGTGGGAAGACTACGCGGCAACGAGTACCGAGAACGAGAGCAGGAGGGAGATGGACGGAGAGCCAGTATTGGGGATTCATCCGAGCGGGTCTGAGATCGAAGAGCAGTCGTTATCCAGTGAAGTATCAAGTTCTACTGGAAGCCAGACGTAACTGTAAGAATAAGGGACGACAGAAGTACGAGTATCAATGTGCATCATGTAAAAAATGGTTTAAAGCTACAGATGTACAGATTGATCATATTGTTCCTTGTGGAAGTTTAAGGTCATACAATGACCTGCCAATATTTGTGGAACGATTGTTCTGCGAGCCAGATGGTTTACAGGTGTTATGCAAACCCTGTCACCAAGAAAAAACTAATGAGGAACGTAAAAGTGCTAAAGATTCTACTGATTGACATTGAGACAGCACCTAAACGAGCATACGTATGGCGTATGTGGAAAGAGAATGTAAGCTACGGACAATTGATTAGTGATTGGTTTATGCTTACATGGTCTGCAAAATGGTATGGTGAGTCACACATCTATGGTGACAAGCTAGATCCTAAAGAGGTGTTAGAGGAGAATGACTATAGAATCGTGTCATCACTACGTGATATGATGGATGAAGCTGATGTCATTGTGGGACACAACGGAGATAAGTTTGACCTACCTTCAATAAATACACGCATGGTTGTCAACGGTATTGACCAACCCTCACCTTATCGCAGCGTTGATACGCTGAAGATTGCAAAGCGTAACTTCAAGTTTAGCAGTAATCGACTTGACTACCTAGGTGAAGCATTGGGTGTAGGACGTAAGATTGACACAGGTGGCTTTGATCTGTGGGCACGATGCATGAAGGGTGATAAGAAAGCATTACAACAAATGCTTGACTACAACATGCAAGATGTGGTATTGTTAGAAGCTGTGTACGATGAGCTGCGTCCTTATCATAAGACGCATCCTAGTCATGGTGCTACTGAAAATACACCAGTGTGTCCTAAGTGTGGTGGTAAGCACATGCAGAAGCGTGGCTTCTCACTAACTAACACTAACAAGTATCAGCGTTACCAATGTCAGGACTGTGGATCTTGGGCACGTGGACGTACCAATCTACGTGACAAAGAAGAAATGAGTAATACATTATTGGGAGTATGAGATGTTTCCAGATGAAGATGACTTAACCTATGAGGACTATATGTCTAAACCTAAAGTAGTAAAGATGGTTGGTGGTAATCACTACATCAAAGATGTTCAACCTTGGGATGCTATGCAAGCTTGGATGTCCCGTGAGGAGTTTAACGGATTCTTACGTGGTAATGTCATTAAGTATGTAGCACGTTACAAGGATAAGAACGGGACAGAGGATTTGGAGAAGGCAATGCACTATTTAGATAAGTTGATTCAAAATGAAGAATAAGTGGGGCGTAGATCGCTTTGATCTAGAAGATGCTATGATGAATGTTGCTATGACGCAAGATGACATTCTGTTAATAGCTGAGACTGCATACGAAAGAGATTGGGATGCTGATAAGACAATGAATGCTTGGATTGGTCTAGCACATTTACTTGAAGCACGTACACTGAAGCAAGAGCAGATCTTTGAGAGACTGCATGAGCTGAATGACTATGCACCGCAACACCAGAAAGACCAACGCCCTGAGCATTGGGATGAGGAACGAGCTGACATCATAGGTCAGAATGGAAATGATGGATTACATTATGGTTAATGGAGAATAATAATGATACAACTGTACACACCTAAACAGGCATTCACAGTGGACTATCCAGAAGCTGTGGAGTTTGCAGACAAGCAGGCTTCAATCTTTTGGCCTCATAACGAGGTTAAAGTTGGGAAAGACAAACAAGACATTCTTGTTAATATGACTGAGGCTGAACGTCACGGTGTGATTACAGTGCTCAAGCTGTTCACCAAATATGAGCAGATCATTGGTGATGAATTCTGGATGAACTTCGTATTCAAGAAGTTCCCACGTCCGGCTGACATCCAACCAATGGCTGCCATGTTTGCTGCAATGGAGCTACAGGTACATGCAAAGTTTTACAACAAATTAAATGAGGAACTTGGGCTAGCTACCGATGAGTTTTATGAGGAGTATACAAACGATCCTGTACTTGCAGATCGAATTAAGTTTCTGCATGACATCCTAGACGACGAGGATGACTTGAAAGCATTAGGTGGTTTTGTATTTGCTGAGGGTGCAATCTTGTATACAAGCTTCGCATACCTAAAGCACTTCCAGAGTCAGGGTAAGAACAAGCTATTGAACGTAGTTAGTGGTATCAACTTCTCAGCACGTGATGAAGCGTTACACTCTGAAGCAGCAGGATGGTTATTCCAAACCCTGTTGAAAGAGAAACGTGAAGCAGGTGAGATTGATACTAAGTATGAGAATCAATTGTACAAAGACATAATTAAAGCCGCCATGACGGTGTATGAGCATGAGGCAAAAATAGTTGAGAAAATATTCGATAAGGGACGAGTTGAAGGCATCACGTCAAAGCAACTCCTCCACTTTGCTAAGAGCCGTATTAACGTTTGTATGCGTAATATGGGATACGATAACCTTTATAAAGTCGAGTATAATCCGGTTGGTGAATACTTTTATAAAGGGGTGAACGGCTTCCAAGCAACTGACTTCTTTAACAGTCAGGGACGTGAGTATCAACGAGATTGGTCTGAGAAAGGATTTGTATTTTGAGTAACATGTACAACAAGCTCCGTGAGGAACGGAAGCATTTGCTAGAGAATGACTTGATTCCAGAATGGATGAGCACCGCAGGTTATCAGCTATTCAAAGAGAAGTATCTCTACCAAGCTTGCAACCCACGTGAGCAGTATGAACGTATTGCAGCAACACTAGCTGCACATACAGAAGATCCTAACGCATGGCGTGAGAAGTTCTTCAACCTATTGTGGAAAGGATGGCTAAGTCCTGCCACACCTGTACTAGCTAACACTGGTACAACACGAGGTCTGCCCGTGTCGTGTGCAGGTACTTACATCTCTGACAATTTGGATAGCATCTACAACGCTAAGCATGAAGTGGCAATGCTCACTAAAGCAGGCTTTGGAACTGCATCCTATCTAGGAGATCTGAGAGGACGTGGTGATAGTATTTCTGTTGGCGGCAAGGCATCAGGCTTACTACCCATCATTGAAGGCTTTCAGAAGGATATGGAGTATGTCTCTCAAGGGACAGCACGACGAGGATCGTGGGCAGGATACATACCAATTGATCACAATGACTTTGACGAAATTTGTGATAATTTGTTTAACCATCCTGACGGCAACAATATTGGTTGGTGCGTATCTGAGGATTTTATCGCAGCCCTAGATGAAGGAGATGAGGAAGCTGTACGCCGTTACGGTAAAGCCATGAAGACTAAGATGGTTACTGGTAAAGGCTACTTCTTCTTTAATGATAAAGCTAACAACAATCGACCACAGTGGTATAAAGACCAAGGGTTAGACATTAAGTCTAGTCAGCTTTGTTCTGAGATTATGCTACACAGCAGTGAGGAATACACCTACACCTGTGTGCTGTCGTCAATGAACTTGAGCAAGTGGGATGAGTGGCATAACACGGAAGCTGTATTCCAAGCCACAGTGTTTCTAGATGCTGTTGTACAGGAGTTTTTAGAACGCTCTAAGAACATGGCAGGTCTAGAGAAAGCATGGGCATTCACTAAGAAGTCCCGTGCATTAGGTTTAGGTGTGTGTGGTTTCCACTCATATCTACAACAGAATCTGATTCCATTTGAATCGTTTGAAGCCCATCAGTGGAATACAAACGTGTTTGTTCATATGGATACAGAGAGCCGACGTGCCTCAGAATACTTAGCTCGCACATGGGGTGAGCCTGAGTGGATGAAGGGGTATGGTATGGCAAACACCCATCGCCTAGCCGTAGCTCCTACTAAGAGTACAGCTCTAATCATGGGTGGTATTAGTGAGGGGATCAATCCTGACACTGCTATGGTTTATACACAACGCACACCTGCGGGTGAGGTTGACCGTATCAATCCTGCACTGTTACGATTGATGAAGGAGAAGGGCGTCTACAATCAACGCAACATCGAATCTGTACGAGACTCACATGGCAGCGTACAGCATGTTGATTGGTTGAATGACGATGAGAAGCTAGCATTCCGAACAGCATTTGAGATTGATCAAGACGCTGTAATCAGATTAGCTAGCAATCGTGGACGTTGGATTGACCAATGGCAATCACTGAACCTGTTCTTTGCAGCAGGTGAGGATGAGGGTTATGTCAATGCAATTCACAAGAAAGCATTTCTTGATCCACACATTTTAGCCCTCTACTATGTTTATAGTAAGGCGGGTGTAATTACTAACAAAGACGAATGTCTTGCATGTCAATAAAGGAAACTATTATGAAAAAATCAATCGCAATCTCAGCAATCGCTCTATCAGTTGTATTGTTAGCAGCATGTGGCAACGAAGCTAAAGCAGAAGAAGCACGTGGTAACAACTCATTCATGGGTGATGGTAGCTCACGTATGGAATCTGACACCAAAGGTCAGGCTACATTCTCAATGTCATTCACTGGCACTGTAGACCAAGCAACACAATTGTTTGGACGTGGTAGCACACAGAATCTGACAAACACTAAAGCTGAAGTCGAAGACGACAAGTAAAAAGAAGGGGGCATATAGCCCCCTTTTTTATTACCACTTAACTTTGTCTGCCCAATAAGCAGCTGACATCTTACCTTTCTTAATGTTCTTAGCGTGTCTAGCTTTGAATGCTTTGTTTCTAGCAGATCCTTTAGGACTACCCTTAACACCCTTCTGACCGAAACGAATAATCTTTTCTTTCCCGCCTTCACATGCTTTCACAATGTGAGATTTCTTAGGATGACTAGGAGTACTCTTGGGCTTGTTACAAGCCATCTTCTTTTTGTCCACCTTCTTAGCCATTAATAGCCTCGCTTAGCCTTGCTCTTCTTAGCACGTTCTCCACGTTTAGGTTTCTTAGGTTTTGCTGTCTTAGCAGCTTTCTTAAAGTCAGATGCTTTAGGCGCACCCTTACTTCCCGGCTTTCTCATTTTCTCTCCTGATCCTGCTTTAATACGTTTACGTTTAGCATGAATGTTTGCGTACAGTCCTTTCTTAGCCATCACTTCTTCTTCTTGTATCCAGAGGCATAGATTGCTTTGCCTTGTTTCTCCGCAGCAGCCTTAGTTTTATACACCTTACCAGACTTGCCCCATTTATAACCACCTTTTACTTTATGTACTGGCATTATTTCTTCCTTGGGCGTCCACCCTTACCACCGTTATCAGCTCGGTTAGCACTACGTGAACGAACACGTGTGTTAGACTTAGCATTAGATCCACCAGAACGTAATGGCTTCTTGTGGTCTACATCCTTACCGTCTCCCTTCCTAACCTTACCCGCAGCTTCTGCACGTTTACGTGCTGTGTTACGCTTAGAGCGTTTCTTCTTTTGCTCAGGTTTGCTGTGGTATTTGTCGTATTCTCTTTTGTAGTTACGAGCCATATTTCTTAACCTTTCCCTCAGACCATTTAATCAAGTCACCAACAGTTTTAATATTCTTAAATACGTTTGGATTGTTATTACGAGCTCTCTCACTAACAACATCTTCTATAGCTGTGTTGGAATCTTCTGTTAGCACATCTGAAGCTTCACCAACACCTAAGAAGTGTGCAAGGTAGAGTCCGGCAGGTGTAGGTGTTGCACCACGTTTCTCTAAGTTTTGCGCATTCTCACGTGTTAGAAAGTCTGCCATGTACTTAGAAATCTCAGGATCACGACGTAGTTCTAAACGCTCCTCCTCTGAGTACTTATCGTACATCTCAGGAGCATAAGTCTTCATAACATTATTCCAAGTCTTAGGCAGGAATTGATACATACCTAGAGCACCTGAAGATGATTCAGCATTTGGATTGTTTGTAGATTCAATCATAGACAAAGCCCCAAGATACTTATCATCAAAAGGTTTGTACTCAGGAATTGCAGATTTTTGCTGCTTTACAGGTGGCAGTGGAGCACCACTTGTCAGTGATTGCTCATATGCCTTCTGCTCTACATCATCTTGTGTGTATGTAAACTCTTTGTTATTCTGTTGCTCAAGAAATTGAATAATTTCGACATCCTGTGTATCGTCAGGAAAGTTATAATTAACACCTTCGTAAGTAACGTCCATTACTTAAATCTCAACTGTCCGTTTTCATCACGTACCACTTGACGTGGCTCACCACCCATACCACCTAGTCCCATCTCTTGTTCACGAGAAGGTAGAGGCATCTGAACAATGTTATTCAAACGTCCTGCACGTTGTACAACAGATTGTGCAGCCTCATCACTAGACTTACCAAACAAGTTAGTGTGAGCATCAACCACTTTATTTAAGCTACTAATTGGGCCTGCTGTAACCTTGGCTACATCCTTACGAACACGACGCATCATGTTCTTCTGTTCATTCTCACTTAGCTCATTGTTAGCAGACCATTGCATTACAGCTGATTCATCAATCTGC